GGATGCGGCTGAACCGGATTTGACTCTTTTGGCGTTGCAATCGAACGAACAAAAGTTTCATGGGTAACAAAAGTATGGCTGCAGTTAATGTTCTGGCACTGGTTGTAACGCTCTTTGGTCAATGAAGATACCTGAAAACTGCTGCGAGTATGGGCGGCACTTCCACACAGTGGGCAAATCATCATTTTTCGAGCTCTCCCCATTTTTGCTAAATTCACAATAATGATACCGCATTATTCCATTTTGCAAACTTAAAAGTTCTCCATTGCGAAGAATCATTCCATTTCGAAATCATCAATCCTCACTTCAAGCTCCAGACTGGTCGTAAAACCATTATCCGGGCTGACAGTATGTGTCAGGGTGGTAATGGTCCATTCCGCATCATCTATCGGCTGTTTAAAGCCACTGACCTTCACAGGCATTTCCGTGTAGAGATCTGCCCGACCTTCCGCCAGTTGTAGCGAGAATGACGCAACGCCGCGTTGCAAGCGTTCCCACTGCATTTTCGCCGCTCGTTCGGCGTTGCTCCGGTTGGCATAAGTGCGATTAAGTACCAGCACGTTTTCATCCGTCCCCACCAGGTAATCGCCCTGCTTCGCTTCCGGCTCTTTCTTCTGCTTCTTAGTCCTGCGCTTACGCTTCACCGTGGTGCTTTCTTTCTTCGCGGGTTCGCGGGTATGCAACCAGCTGGCAATTACGCCCGTGTAGGCTCCGCGATCTGCCAGGGTAAAGCGGTGACTGTCGCCGTCCTTCCGTGTGATAGTGATCACCGGCAGTGGTTTACCGCTGGCGCTTTTACCCTGTCCCTGCCGGATGAATAACAGATTGCCATTTTTCACCGACGCAATAGCACCGTACTGGCGCGCCAGCCGCATCAGAAAACTGCCGTCACTCTCATTGGTCTGGTCTATATGCTCCACGGGTTTATCCGACAGGTCTTCACCCAATGCCATCTTCAGTTTGTGCCGCGCAGCTATTTCCTTCACCACTTCCCCAACGGTGGTCTTGTGCCACGATTTTTCACGGCGGGTATTCAGGGTTTCACGAAAATCAGCACTTCGCGCCCGGATAGTCAGGCGGTCCGGTGCGCCAGTGTGTTCAATCTCGTCCACCGTGAATGCTCCTTTCGGGAAAAGCGGCTGCCCCTTCCAGCCCAACGCCAGCGTAATGACAGCCCCACGGCGCGGCAGCACGATTTTTCCGTCGGCGTCGTCCAGCTCCAAATCAAGCTGGTCTGCTTCAAAGCCCCGATTGTCCGTCAGCGTCAGACTCATCAGGCGGTTATCCAGCACAGTGGTGATATCCTTCCCCTCAATACTGATGCTGAATGCGGGAGTTTTGTTGCCTTTGTTAAGCAGTTCAGAGCTGAAATTCACGACAGCAGCCCTCCCACCGTTTTACTGATATCGCTTAAGGCAGACGTTACCGTATCCTGCAAATTATTCAGCTGCGCACTGAGATCACCGAACATATCGGACAGGGATTCATCCACCCGTTTGAGCGACAGGGTGAACTCAATCCGGCGCGGCATACCATCGCGGAAAAACTCCGTTTTAGTCTGATTCAGTCCCTCAATCACATACATGCCGTAAATCGTGCCGCTGCCTTCAATCAGGGGCCATGCTTTTCCCTGTTCTGCCATCTGCTCCAGAGCCAGCAACGACAGTCTGCCGCCCGTTATCTCCGGCATAAGAACACCAGAAAGCGTCAGCATGTCGTTGTCCGGTCCCAGAAACTGCGTGGATGGACGTCGGTTGACCCGGCTGTTTGCCGCATGTCGCCAGCTGCGTTGATACAGCAGTTCCTGATACGGCACAGTGCGCAGCATAAACACGTACAATCCCAGCACCATCATCATGCGTCGTATCCCCCCTGATCGCTGTAGTTACTCCTGGCTTTTGCCTTCAGCCTGCGTTCACGTTCATCAAGCTGGCGGGCCACCTCCCGCGCAATATCCTGCACACTTTGTCCTGGCTGCGTCTGAATGATGATCTGCGTCGGTGCCTCAATCCGTTGAACGGGCGACACAGTGGCTGCGCGACTCACCATCGCTTCACCGCCTTTCGCGGGAAATGCCAAAGGGTGCAACGGTGGAAGCTCTGCTGGCGCGGCAGCAACACCCATCATTCCGGCAACAACGGCAGCCAGTGCAGCTGTATTTCTCCGGCTGGTCACGTTTGCCGGGCCGTTGACAATTTCAGGCCCGTTTTCACCGACAATGCCAAACTGCCCGCGCGGGATATACCCACCGCTGTCATACATCCCCGCAAAACCATATCCCCATGATGGGAAACCACCTGATGGCATCATCACTTTACCGTCTGCATTCACCGTCGCAGGTTGCTGACGCGTCACGCTTTCCGGCAGTTTCGCCTTTGCAGCCTCTTTACTGACAATACCGAGTTTCTCCAGCAACCAGGAAACGCCGGATTTCAGGGAGTCCAGCGGATGCATGACCATATTCAGCCCTTCCGCCAGTGCCTCCCCGAATCGTCGCCCCATTGCCGCTGCGCTCTGCAGTTCGGCAGAGGTCGACTTAACGGGCGTCAGCAGATCAGTAAACCAGCCCCACAACGCCTGCACTTTGTCGCCAATCCACTGAAACACAGGCTTAAGTGGTTCGAATGCTGCACTGATGGGACCTGCCGCCGCTTTGAATCCTTCCACCACGCCACCGAGAAATGCGGTGATGGGTTGCCAGTATTTCCAGACAACCAGCGCCACGCCCGCCAGTGCAGTAACCACAAGACCTATCGGACTGAGCAGAGCACCTAACAGACCAGATACGGCATACAGGGCAATGCGCAACATCGCCAGCGGGCCGGATGCGAGCACACGCAGCACCGCGCCTGCGGCAGCCAGCCCACCGCGTAGTGCTGCCAGTGGATTCATAAACATCACAGCAACAGCACGTAAACCGGATAATCCAGACCGCAAAAGTGCAACCGGCGCACCTGCTACAGTTTTCAGGACATTCCCCGTCAGTGATGCCGTGCGGCGCAAAGACGACAACGGCGCAGTAAGTAAACCCGCAGCGTTGCCCGATGAAGCAAGCCCGCGTCGCAGCAGTGCCAGTGGTGCGCCAGCCAGCCAGCCAGGACAACGCGCTGCTAGTTCGGGTTACTGCTGCCGTAACGGAAGGTAACGTTTTGATACCCAGCACAGAGAACCCCAGACGGATGACTGCCAGCGGCCCCAGCACTGCAGCCAGCGCCACCGCTAAGGTGCCGAGGCCCACGGTAACGGCAGCCACCACAGCGGCTACTTTCATCAGTGTGCCCGTCAGTTCCGGGTTAGCTTCCACCCAACGACGCGATGCTCCCGTGACGCTTTTCACCATGTACAGAATATCCATCAGCGGCTGGCGCAGCGTTTCGCCCAGGCTGCTGAAGGTGTTCTGCGCTCCGGTTTTGACCAGCAACCACTGCGCAGAAAGTGAGTCCTTGTTAATGTCGGATTCTTTCTGCATGGAGCCGAGCGCATCATTGCCCGCTGTCAGTTTTAGCTGGCGCTGCAGTTCCGGCAGGTTGTTTGCCAGTTTCGCCGCGTCATCGCCAAACTCTTTACCAAACAACATGGTCATGGCAGACAGACGCTTGTCCTGCGGCAGTGCGTTCACCTTCTCCAGCACACGCTGGATAGTTCCCATCGCATCCTTCGTCATCTGCTTTTCAATAACTTCAGGATTGAGTTTCAGCAGATTCATCCCTTCAAAGAAACTCTTGCTTTGCATGGTGGCAATGGACAATTCACGCACTATCGCGTTTGCTGCACTGGCTGCAACCTCCGGCGCAGCGCCCAGTGTCAGAAAGGTGGAACCCAGCGCCGCCGCTTTACGATAATCCAGACGGTCAGCCACACCGCCCAGACGTTGCATGACATCAATAATGTCTGCCCCTTTCGACATGGCGTTATCATCCAGATAGTTCAGCGCATCACCGAGCTGTTCAATATTGCGGGTAGGGATTTTGTAGAGCTGGGCGATTTTCCCCAGACTTTCTGACAGTTCATCCGCTGGCAGCTCAAAGGCTGTTGCCGCCTTTGCTGCCGTACTGGCGAAGGCCAGCAGGTCACGTTTCTGGTCTTCCCAGCTGTCGTCAGGGTTTGCGACGTTCATGCGCGCACCACCTTCAACCAGTGCAGCGAAGTCTACCGCACCGTTTTCCATCGGCAACTGTTCGCTGGCAGCCTTGATGGCATCCTGCATTTCATAAAAACGTGCAGTGCGGTTGCCATTATCGTCACGCAGACCATTGACCTGCTTTGCCACACCTTTCATGGCATCTTCCATGCTGGTATAGCTTTTTACTGCCGCCATCACTGGCGTCCCCATTGCCAGCCCTGCCGCCGTGGTGGTGGCTCCGGCTCCTGCGATGCGATCGCGCACCTCCAGCGAACGGGCATAACTGGCACGCGCCACATTCATCCTGCGCTGAGCTTCCCCCAGTCGCTTCAGCCGCGCCTCCTGTTTCGACAGTTCCTGGTTATAACGTGATGTTTCACGGGCTAAACGGGCAGTTGCTCCCGCATCATCTTTCGCAGAAATTCCCGCCCGGTACAGTTCAGCACGCACAAGCGCCGTCTGCTGCTGCAGCTTTTTCTGGCGTTCTTCCAGGCGCTGAACAGCCAGCCGTTGACGGCCCAGAGCAACAACCTGACGTTGCGAAGGCGGCCCCATCGCTCCCAGTTCCTGACTGAGCAAATTTGCACGCTGGCGGGCATAGTTCAGCCTGTCGCCTAATTTCTGATTTTCTGCCTGCAGCTTTCGGAAGCTGTCCAGACTGCTCCCGGCCTGATCAAGCTGCTTTATTGCATCGCGGGATTTTTTGACAGCAGCAGCCAGTTCTCTTGAACTGGCCTGCGCAGATCGAAATGGGCGGGTGAGCTTGTCAACCGCATTAAGAATGACCTGCAGACGCAGGTTGTTATCACTCATCGTTGGCCCCGCTTCTCTGAATCGCTTTATACCGCCATTCCAGCACTTCGGTCAGCGGCATAACGTCAGTAACGGATGGCGGCCAGTGAAAAATGGTGGCGATATCTGCCACCAGATCGTCAACCGTCAGGCTGTCGGTAAACCGGCAAGCACCGACTTCTTCAACAAAAAAGTGACAACCTCAACCGACATGGCAGTGAGATCTGCCGGGTCCATCTCTGCAATTTCCTGTGCAGTCAGTGCCGGGCTGGAGATGCGGGGGATCACGGTCATCATCGCGTTCACATCCATATCCATAATGGCCTGCAGGCGTGTACCGCGCAGCGCACCGGACTGCGGTTTACGCAGCACAATTTCGGTGATTTCCGTTTTTCCGCGCTTGATGGGAGTATCCAGTTGAATGGTCTTTTCAGTCTTCTTATCGCTCATTTTGCTGTCCTGTAAATTGGGTTCTGGCGCGGTATCCCACGCCGTTCAGATACATCAGAGGCCGAGGGCGTTACGGTGCGCTTCCATCAGGTCCACACCGTCCACAATTTCCACCATGTTGATCAGGTCCACTTCATAGAGCACCTCACCATTGATGGTCAGCTTCGCGTAGCTGTTGGTACTGGTCACTTTGGTGGTGTTGCTTTCGCCCGTCTTCCACTCGCCGGAATCCACTTCTTTGTGACGTCCACGCACCACAAGCTCCACGGCCTGCACTTCCCCGGTATCATCACGCTGAATAGAGCCGGTAAAGCGCAGCTGGATGCCATCCACCGTGGCTTTGCCCATCTGCTTAAACAGCAGCAGCTCAGTACCACCAATGGAAAATTCCGTATCCAGTGCGCCGTCATCCAGCCCCAGATCCACATCCACTGCACCCGGCATTCCGCCGCCGCGATACTTCTCATATTTGCGGGTAAATTTCGGCAGCGTCAGCGACTCAACGATCCCCTGCCAGTTGTTCCCGTCATTAAACAGGTTCAGGTGTTTTAATTTGCGTGGTAAAGCCATGTTGTCCCCTTACGCGCTGACCTGGCTGGAGAAATTCACCAGGTACTGATCGGTGATGCGCTGACGCAGCATCAGGTTTTCAAGTGGCGGCACTGGCGTGTAGTCGTAGTCGATGGTGAGTTTTCCGGCTTTCAGCGTGTCTTTGTCGTTCACCGACTCATCCAGCCAGCAATCACCACCAATGAGATAGCCCTGACTGACCAGGCTGCGCATTTTGGCGCGGATACCCTCGATAATGTCGCGGGCCAGCGACGGATTCAGCGGTTTATCCACCGCCCACATGTGCGCTTCTGCCATCGTGTCCGTCAGCACCTGCGCCGTGCGGGTGTAGTTTTCGAAGGCAAAGAGCGGGTCATCACTCAGGCAGCGGGAACCCCAGAAGCGGAAACCGTCTTTACGCACAAGCGTGGTGACGTCGTTCTGGTTCAGCAGTCCCGCATCGGTTGCCGGGTCCTGCAGATCCCAGAACACATCAGCAGAAATTCCGGTGACACCGTTCACGCCCACGTTGGACAGGCTTTTGTGCCATCCGGTCTGCTCGTCAATTTTGGCGCGCAGACCAAGCGCACGGGCGGTGGCATATGCCGTTGCTTCGGCATTCAGCACAGTGTCCCAGCCAGTAAAGTCAGGCCAGATCAGCATCCCTTCGCGCTGGCTGAAGTTTTCACGGTAAGTGATCGCCTCCTGTACCGTCTTGCAGCCATACGCTGACAGGTAAGCAAATCCACGCAGGCTTTGCGCCACGCTCAGCAACTCAGTAGCTACCGCCTTGGTGTCGTGGCCTGGCACGCCGAGAATGCGCGGTTTAACGCCAAGCTGTGACTGGGCAGATAACAGGGCTTTCATGCCTGTTTTTTTACCTTCAGCGGTCACTGCGCCGATGATATTGGTCGTGGTTTCTTCTTCCGTTTCACCCTGCGGCACACGCACAACAACGGTCACGGGTTTTGCCTGGTCAGCGATGGCGTCCAGCGAACGGGCCAGCGTACCGGACTCACCCGCTTTACCGCTGGCAGTCAGCACATCAGTGATCAGCACGGGTTTATTAAGAGGAAACATTTTTGCATCGGCATCATCGCCCGTGCAGACCATACCCACGATGGCGGTGCTCACCGTGGTAATGGATCGGGTGCCTTCGTTGACTTCAACAACGCGCACCCCGTGGTGGTAATCCTGAGCCATAGTGGCGAACCTCCTGATTGGATTAGGCTTCGCCCTATGTTGAAGTGATTGTG